CATTGTGATTGTGTGTTCAGAAGTAGCACCCATACTGACCTATGTACAAAATGTCCGTACTGATGTACCGTACACCAACAAATGTTGGACCATGCAAACTCAAACACCCTGGCAAGGTATTGAACGTTTGGAACCTGGACGATTGTACGTCAATCATGTGCCAGACCGATCCTTAGACAACATTTGGTCCTGGATCAAACCTGAACACCCTCGAACACAGGCACAAGTGCAGGAAGAATTTGATTCACTGTGGACCAGAGTCATGCGTGAAATGACACCGGCATGTTCCTCAGCCATCAGTTATTCTGGTGGGGTAGATTCAAATTTAATATTATCTCAACTGCCGCAGGCTGAACTGGTGACTATTGACATGACTGGCAAAGACCCAGTTGTGGACCGAGTCAAAGAATTTTTGAACCCAGCGCAAATTTCAAATTTAAAATTATTGCCAGTGTCTTTTGAACAATATGCTGAACAGTATCATGCACTGTTAGACCGAACCCAAATGCCTGCTCAAAGTTGGAGTTTTGTGGGCAAATGGATGGTGGCCAAGCACACCCAGTCTCGAGTGTTGTTTACTGGCTTGGCCGCGGATGAATTGTTTGGAGGATATGGTGTGTATCAGCAGATCGAATATTCGGCGGACCGCAGTCACAGTCCTTACAGTCAGGCAGGAGATCCTGAATTGTGGCAACGTTGTTTGAGTGCTTATGACGGCAATGCACAGCAGGCCACCTTGCTCATGGACTATTGGTACCAAGTGGTTGGGTGCGATGCACCAGGCCAAGATCGCATTGGTGGTGCCTGGGGCAAGGAAACACGCAATCCATTCATGAATAAACGCATAATGCAGTTTGCGCTGAATTTGCCCTGGGAATACAAAGTAAATACAACTACCAAGCCAGTGTTGAAAAATCACTTCTTGCGTGAATGGCCCAATTTGTTGCTACCCAAACAAGGATTTGCCGGACATGCCAACGATGCGTTGCCTTGGTTGAATACAACAATTGAGCCCACAGGCGACCGACACCAAGATTGGAAACAAATTGCACAAAGCACCTTTTATCAAAACAGTTAAGTATCAACTGCCATGGAAACATTGGACAGTGGATGATTTTTTAAGTCAAGACTGTCTTGATGAATTAAAAAGTGTGCCTGTCAAGGTGCAACAACAGGTGCCCGGACGACGAGTTGGATCTGAACGTTTGTTTATAACTGATAATCATAAGGAGTTGTATCCACATCTGCATGAACTATGGAAATCATTGCACCAAGGAGTGGTGCGTGATTATTTTGAATATCACACTGGGCAGAATTACAAAAATTTATTTCCCCGAGTAGAAGTCTTGAGTGATTGGGGCGATTTTTACCTTGCACCGCATCATGATCATTTGGAAAAACGTCTCACTGCCATGGTTTACACTGACCACGAAAAACTGTATCCTGGAACGGAATTGGTCAATGGACATTGCATTGAGTCAAAAGACAATCGATGTTTTTTCTTTGTGCCAACCGTGGACACCATACATGGTTATCCAGCTACGCATTTTGCTAGTGTACGCCGTTGCCTACAGATCAATTATTGGTCTTACTCAGCATAATCTGTCCAGGCAATCAATGTATCAAACCATAGTTTATTGATCTCTAGATCAGGATGTTGTTGAGCATAGTTGGCAAAGGTGTTCACGCACCAGAATTCGCCCGGAGTTACTGATCTGGTGCGTTCAGTGTTGTACTCATACCAGTATATGCCATAAGGTGCAGTGGCATCTGTGAGTCGAAACAAAAATTGTTGCCCAGGTTCGGCACCACACAATTCCGCAAACCTATCAAAACTGGTTATTGGTTCCAGATGTGAATACAACTGCGCACGCTCCTGACGAGTACTGACAAATGCCGGAACATGAGTTATTTCAGGAATACATTCCAAGCACCGCATCCTTGAATCGCCTGTGCCCGCAAGATATGTACCATCACCTTGATCCTGCATCATCCAGGGTTTTACAATGCCCTGTGTTTTTATGTCTGCGATCCACATGTTGAGTTTGATTAGATTTGCAATGTCATAATGATTGGTAGAATCAGCAAGAAAATTTTGCAAGCCAGCATCTAATCCAGCGTTGGCCCAGTCACACAAATCTTGTAATCGTTGATTGGTTTGCACTGTGTCAAATGCCATGTTAGGGTTGTAAAACAAGCAGTGTACACCGTTGTGAAAACTTTCTATCACAGGGTCACGACTGTTGGGCCATGTTAGTTCTATCAAAGTATTGTTCCAGTACATGTTTCTACTTAGTAAATACTCCATGAACTATGCAAACTTTTTTCAAGATTTATTCAAAAAATCAGGATTTGAAGTACACGTAGAACACAACGCATTTCAAATTCCATACCATCCCAGCACTGCCTGGCCATTGCGACTGCCCAATATAGAATTAAACGACAACACCATATTGTTTTTGCATTTTCAAGACTTTATCACAGTTTGTGATAGTAGAATAGTCGAACTAGATTTAGTGGCTGATCACTACGGAAATCGTGCCAATCAAATTGTAGTCATGCATTGGCCGCATGCCATGTATCGCTATTATCAAGGCCCAATAAATTTAATTGAATTTGATCTTCACGAATACAATATACTTAAAAATTTGCATCGTCGTTGGCCAGAATGGCAACACATGTTTGACCAGCCACGTGTTCATGCCTGGCAGTGTTTGAATGGCAGAAGGTGTCCACACAGATATCAAGTCAAAGAAATTTTAAAACATTGGCCCAATGGCATACTCAGTTATCATGACGAGATACTGTTGCCTGAATGGGCATATTCTACATATCCTGGTACTGAAAACGAAGATAACTTCATTAGATTGATCAATGTGTATGGATCATGTTCAGTTAATATTGTGACAGAAACACAATATGATTCAGCTCCGGGCATCATAACGGAAAAAACCATCATGGCCATGTTGTCTGAACAAATACCCATTGTGATAGGATATCCAGGCATAGTTGCAGACTGCAAGGAACTGGGATTTGATATGTTTGATGATGTAGTAGATACATCTTACGATCAACTGCCCAATGACGTTAGAGCAATCAAAGCATTAGAACTTAATCAAGACTTGATACAAGGACGCATTGATCTTTCTCCTTACCGTGATCGATTGCGGGCCCAAAGAGAATTTCTATTAGATGATTATCCAACCATGATGGAAATGCGATTTCAACGCGATTGTGAGCAATTGATTAGTAAATTAAACTGGAAATAAATCTTTGCATGTCTCCATGCAGTGTGGCCATCATGGCTTCTCGGCTGCCAAACATCACTATTTTGTTGTGTTTGCGATTGTTCACAATGTAGTAAGGAGATGCCATGTATCTATCCAATGCAATCAGATTACGTGGTGTCAATAACTTTTCTGGCAATTCAAATGTGTAACTACTGAGTTCTAAGTAATTACTAAACACCAAGTATCCTACGTCAGTCAATCTTAACCCTCCATCGTTACGAATATTCTGCCACCAGGTACGCATGGCTTCGTCCACGGTGGGAGCATCAGGGTAGTGATGTACAAGTTCGGCTGTGAGAGTGTGTTTATTGAGCATTGGGATAGATTTTATCCCCTTGCGTTAACAGCACAACCGAGAACTTGTCTGTTCGGAATTGTGTGTTGAGTTTGCGAGCAAGATTGATAGCGTGTCCAGGGTTGGAGAACGATACCTTTTTGTACTTGGGTCCAGGAAACTGTGTAAGCAAGTTGCTGGTCTTGAGATTGATGGGTTTGCTATCAAAGAACACAGCCCACACACCTTCACTGGCCAGTACTTGTTCTGTCTTGTAGGTTTGTTTGTTGGTGTGCTCGATCAGCACTGTGGGCTTTGGTCTTGACATATTAAACTCCACGTTTATTTATGCCAATATCTAGGTACTTTTAAAACTACCTCCGGTGATCTGCACTTCTACAACTTCTGCACCACGTGACTGCTGTGCTCGCATTTGTTCTAATGTAATCAATAATTTGGTTATGTCTGCATGTAAATCTTTGGCATCACGCATGGGCATGGAGAAGTCTTTTTGTCCACGTGCTTCGTGTGCTTTGACTGAGTCCACAAAACGATGTATATGCAGACTCATTTTTTAGTCAAATAAGGTGACAACACAGGTGGATGCCATCCAGTGGGTTTCAACACCTTGCCATCTTCACGTTTGCGAACTTTACCTGTCTCGCTATCGACTTTGGCAAAGTTAGTTCTCATAACTTCTTTCCAGGCACCTTCTGCATCTGCACCCATGCTATGTATCGCACCAATTGTAACAACTAAAATATCAATAAGTGCATCTAATTGTTCTACTCGATCTTCGGTCAATGTGGCTTCTAATAATTCCTGATGTTCTTCATCAATTAGTTTAACATACATTGCGTACTGAGATTCATTTATTGCGTCTGTTGATTGATCGCAGGCCCGCATGAACTTTTCCTGATCACGAAAGGGATTTGTCACGTGCTGCCTCCTGAGTATGAAATGGACCTTGATATTGATAACGTTCTAACACAATTAATTTTGGGTTGCGCAACAACTTCCATGCACGATGTTGTTTCACAGCATACCACCCTGCGGCATACCATGACTTGCTTTTGTTTTCTTTGGTGAACAACGGCAATCGGTGTTTGACGTCCCACATGGGGTTGAATGCTCGGCATCCTGTTTCAAATCCATGCACTTGATCTGGAGCAGGCCGGGTGGTTTTTTCAGGTGGCACAAATTCAATGTTGACCTTTTTGCGCACCATGGGAATGGTTTTAAACTTACCAATCTGGTCATTGATGCGTACAGTGTAGCCATCGCCTTCGGCTTCTACCACACCGACCTTGCGATCATCCTGCTTGAGGATCCAGTACTTTTTGTCCACTATGGGTTTGGCTTCGATCATCTAATACTCCTTTGTATGTTTGATTCAACCAGCGACTGATGGCATCTGCATAGTCACTGAGTTTGGTGAGTTCGTACTTGCCACAGAATCTTAAAAATTGCGCACCTACCATGCCCACATCCTTATGGCTAATCTGCTCACGTATGGCTTCATCTACTACGGCTTTGATTGCGTCGGGCTGTGCTGTGAGATCAATCAGGGTGCGATTGCGTTCATAATCATCCAGCACTTTGCGTTCCACCTGCTCATGGTCCATCCAACGTTGCAACATGAGATTGTTCCACGCATAGCCTTTGCGATCACGATCTTCAAATGCTTCTGTCAATCCCACCTGATTCTTGGTGCCCTTTACCCGCACACCAGGATAGGCCGAGAACACATTGTCACCGGGATCGCCTCGCATGCACTTCAAGAACAACACCCACTGTTGGTAGTCAACAGGTGGCACAAAGTTGGCATCGGGTTTGCCAACCTTGATCTTGCTGTTGCTCTCGATAGTGAATGCCAAGTTTTTGCCTTTTGCGTCTGTGACACCCGTGGTACTAAACAAGTGATCGTTGATGCCATTGTACAATTTTACATTGGGTGCAATCAACTGCACAAAGTCTGAGTCACTGCTGACAATAACATGTTCGTCTTGGGGGTGTAGTGCAATCCAACGTGCAATGATGTCGTCTGCTTCTGCTGTGGCACAACGAACTACACTACAGTTGGTTCGTGTAGACAAGTATTTAGTCAGCTCATCATACGTTTCCCAGAACAGCTTGTCCTCTTCTGCTTCGGTTTCGCTCATTTGGCCACGTGCCACTGCACGATTGGCTTTGTAGGGCTTGTAGTGATCTTTGCGCCAGCTCCTACCCTCCAGTGCGAATACCACATGATCAGCACCCAAATCACGTGCCACTTTGTTTGCGCTCATCAAGGTTAGATGCAGGGCAAAGCCCAGTTTGGTCCATGTGTCTGCGGCACGATGCGCTTGGTGCCGCGCACGGAAAAACATGTTGCTAGTATCAATCAGTAGGTAGCGCATTTGTGTTCACCAAGTTGTGTTGTTTGATGTATTGTAACACATAGTTGGCCCA